TTGGTATAATACTACTAAACTAAGGTGGAAAGGATTATCTAAATATGTTGCACAATTACCGTAAAGCACATACTATGTTGATTAGGCACTTCTTTCTGTATTTTTTCATAATTCTCTCCCCTTACGATATATCTGATTGGAGTGCCTTATGTTTTTAGAGTTCCTTTGGATTATTATCGCTATCATTCTCTTCAGTTTGAAGAACCCTACTCGCTGAATGATCTTCATACACTTTACCGTCTGACTTCTCTTTTTGTTCTAATTCTTTTTGTTTAACTAACTGTTTGGCCATAGCCCCACCTAATAACTGCTCTAGCCTACCTTCAACCTCTTCTCTACTCATTTGATCTATTTTACCGAACAACACCTCTTTTCTATCTACGATAAGGCCACCTACCCTTAACAAAGAGTTCTGGGCAGATATAGCCGCATTAAACGAACCTGCCGCTAGAGCTTTATCTCTTATGTCGTACAAGTCCTGGACTGCCCTATCGTAGTTAAGTTCATACTTTTTCTTAACTTCATTAGTCAAAAAGTTATATTCTTTTCTTACTATTTCATTTTTAAATACATTTACTGCAGCCTGTCTTGGATCTTTATAACCAGCTTTACTGGCACACTCTACCAAAGAAAGCCTTGGATTGTTTACAGCTATCCATACAAAGTTTCTTTGTCGTCTGGTAAGTTTGTTGTCTAGGTTAGCAAATTCAGGTGGAACTTCCTCTTGATCGGAAATAATAGGCTCGTATTCTAGTTTATGTTTCTTGAATCCCATATTAAGCAAATTAGGGTGTTATGCTTATTTTAATACTACCTACCCCCACATTACCCTAATATGTATAGAGAGGATAGTTTATAGATCTATTGTTTGTCAAGAATTATTTTAAATATATAGATAGATTTCTTTATTGCCTATGACAATAATGACAAAAATGAAATAATCCTGAAACCCTTATAAACAAAGGCTTTGAGACCGTCATATATGTCATGACAATAATTGACAATAATAGGCGGGCAACAAAAACACTATGAATAATAGAGGGTATTCCTGTTGCCCTGTAGTAAGTTTCGCTTTACATTTGTTTTCAGCTTACCACTATGTATGCTCACTATACGGAAAGTTGTTGCATACAAAACTTATGTTTTATCAAACAAAACAATAAAGATTGCAGGTATTCCAATTATGGCTACGAAAAACCAAAAAAAGAATTGTAGTGTTTCAATCATCTGCACTCTCTTTTTTTTCTTCTTCGACCTTATCCCAATAAACCAATACAAAGGCTTCGCATTTTGGACAAGATAAATTACTAACTATGTGATAGTCCTCACTACCATAATCTTCTCCATTATGATCTGCGCCCCAAATTAATTTTGTTTGACATGCCCAACAATTCATATAGGACACTCCTGGCTATTATCTTCATCATAAAAATTAATTAGATCTCCTTGTGGATCTGTTGGACTCATGCCTACGTTAATTTGGTAATACTTTTTATAAGCATCTAACAAAGAGTTTGTTTTCTTGCTGTTATAATCATCAACGGCTTGTTCATACGACAATCGCATCATCATATATAGTGTTCCTGACTTACTCATAATTACCTCTCTTTATTTGTAATAAATTAATTTTACTATTTGTATTGTAAAATGTCTAGTCTTTGTTTATACTTAGTAAATATTTTGACGGAGGTAAATATGTCATTAGATACAAACAGTATGGTTAGTGCCATTTTTGACACTACAGTAAACAATATTCAAGATCAACAAAAGCAAGACGCTATTAACTACTAGGTTCATCAACTAAAGGTATGTATAGCTGATTTACTTGCAGAAGTTGAAAAGATTGAAAAAACAATAAACCGTATTACAGATAAAGGTATATCATGCAAATAGAACTATATCAGTATGAAGTTATGGACGCTATACAAGAATATTTATATAAGGAGTATGGTATAAACGTAGACCTGTATGAATCATTAGGTGATGCTCCTTGTATTTCTGCAACAGAAACGGAGTACCCAATTAAAAAACATAAAAACGGTAAGCCTATGAAAGACAAAGACGGTATACCAATTAGGGATTTTAAAAACCCAAAAGTATTAGAAAGCCATTTCAACTTTTACGAATCAGATAAAATTACTATTTATTTAGAACCAGGAGTTAATAATGATAGATAACCCACCACTACCAGATTCACTAAAAAGTCATCAGCATGTAGCTATTGGCGATACTATATATTTTCCAGGTATGGATAATGCATATTATCATCAATCACCAGGCGTGTCTTCATCTACCTTAAGGAGGTTTAGACAATCGCAGCTACATGCTATGCAAGAGGTAGTAGAGCCGACACCTGCTATGCAGTTCGGTTCTGCTGCCCACTCTCTAATAGTAGAGGGCGAGAACGCATTTAATAACGAGGTTGCAGTTATATCTGGATCTCCATACACAAATGCAAACAAACAATTAAAACGTGATTACGAAGATAGGGGTATGTTAGTAATCACACAAGACAAAAGGGACACCCTGTTTCAGATGAAGGACAACCTTATTGAAGAAGCAAGAAAGTTCCTTGACGTTGATCAGGGCGAGTATCCTGGAGTTTTTACTAAGCCATACGAAAACTCCTTGTACTGGTGGGAGCAAGATGTACTCCTCAAGCTAAGGTCTGATGTTATCAGACACCCAGTAGTGCAACCCTATTCAGATGAATCTATTGTAGTTATTGATTATAAAACTACAAGTGATTGCTCCGTATCTGGATTTACTCGCTCAATCAGACGTTATCAGTATGACTTACAGGCCGCTTTTTATAGAAGAGGTTATCAGAAAGCTGGTTTCAAAGTAGAAGACTTCTTGTTTGTTGCACAAGAAACAAAGCATCCCTTTGCAACAAAAATATTCAAAATGAATGATGAGGATATGGATAGGGGATGGGAACAACTAGAAAAAACGCTTGGAGATTATAAGGCCGTTAGGGACGGGGAAAGACCTACGATCTATAACACTCCAAGCATAGTTGAGGTTATGTTGGGATACGAGTTTGAGTAAGAAACAAAATGAACAAAGCTAAATTAAAAAAAATATGTGTTGATGCTTTTGAAGAATTAAAAAAAGATGCTTTAGAAGAAACAAAAGAATATTACGTAAGAGATGTTGCAACAAAATTATATAACGCTCTTGGTAAAAATAGTGATGACAAAGCACATAATCGACTTAAAAAAAGTTTGTATAGTTTAATTAGAGAATCTTTTGATGAAATATTGGAAAAACAAAATGACACCTGAAGAAATAACTATTCAAGAAATGGAAAAAGCTATAGATATTTTCAAAAAAGAATATAGAGACAACAGAAACTCACTTAGTTCTATATTTGCCAAAGATTGTGAAAGAGTAACTTTACAAGAAATTGCAAAAAAATATGATTGTTGGTGGAAAACTTTACACAAGATTGCAAATGAAGAACAAGTAAGTATGAAAACACTTAAAAAAATTTGCGTAAAAATATTGGAGAAACAAAATGAACAGACAAGAAAAGATTGAATACTACCAGCGTTGTATCAAAGCATACAAAAAACGTGTGCCAGCTTCAGCATACAAACAACATATAAAATGGTATGAAGACGCAATAAAACGTGAGGAACAATTCCAACATCAGGAGAAACAAAATGACAGATAATGTAAACCACCCGCCACACTACAAGAAAGGGTCTATCGAGTGTATAGACGCAATAGAAGCAGCTTTATCTTTTACAGAGTTTAAGGGTTATTGTAAGGGTCAAGCATTTAAGTATGTTTGGCGAGAAGATCATAAAGATGCCAACATAGAAGATATCGATAAAGCTATTTGGTATCTGACTAGGTTAAGAAACAAAATGGTAAACAGATAATGGACATGAGTTTTTATGCTGTAGTCGGTATATTATTGCTTATGCTTTACGCTTTTATTGAAAACAGATGACAGACTTTGACATGATAAAATATTTATATGCTTGTTTAGAGAATGAAAAATCTAAACTTGATCATTTATTAAATGCCGCAGATAGTGTTAATTATGATAGAGACAACCCAATAATAAAACGACAAAAAAAAGTTGTGTTGGATTTAGTTACAAAAATTAGAGAGACAAAGGAAAAGAATGGGGACGTTTGAAGACGTACATAAATGCGTTATCTGTAAAGGCGATATTGAAGTAAGAAGAAATGTAAACGGTATAGCCTATTGGAATCGTGGTCATAATGCCTGGCCAGTCGCTAAAGGTTATTGTTGTCAAAAATGTGAAGATAAAAAGGTTATACCTAGGCGTAAATTAGAACTTTTATTAAACCAAAAAAAAGGGGCTTAACGCCCCTTAGTTTTATCCCAGATCAGGAGGTACTGCCGCAGGGGGTGGCGACATACCGCCAGTATCAGCAGGTAAATAGCGTAACACTTTATTCTTACTACCAGTCCTTTCATTCCCCTCGTTATCAGTCCAGTTGTTTTCTACTTCTTTCAAAGTAAGTGTTAAATCTTTTCCAACATAATCCTGTGCAGAACTTGGTGGTTGTTTCACAAAACCTACAGCTTTACTAAGTCTAGTAAATATATCTGTAGATATTTGTTTAATATCCTCTCTAGGATCCCACAAGTTATACCACTCGTTATGATCTCTATAATTACCACCTGCTATTTGAAAAGTCATTTTCAAAGTCCAATTACCTTGTTGTGATTTATACTTTTCAGCAGAAATAATTTTCGCTGGATGATCGCCTGAAGGAGCCACACCTGGCCCCATAGGCTTATCATCTGTTTCTACGTATACTACGTCATCAAAATCAGACATTACCGATCTCCTTTACATTATCTGTATTTTTAGCTACGGCTGTAAACCCTAGCTTTTCTATTAATGCAGTAAGATCAGGAACTTCAAAAGCTTCTAACTTACCACTCCTATCCTTTGCAACGTAGCCTTGGCCAACTCTGGTTTGTAACCACCTGGCTTGAACTGCGTTACCCTCTGCGTCTGTATCATCTATAACTCTAAGAGCTAAGACTTCATCAAAGAAGTAAGTAATAGATTGACCTAATTTAGTACCAACCATTTTTGGTTCGTGCATAAATATACCGTCACTATTTACTTTTTCTTCTTTGCAAATAAACATGACATGCATTTGTAAATCTCTAAATGCTCGCATGACATTTGTTACAGACTCTTGTACTTCTCCGTAAGCTTTACGTGGATCTTTGTGTCTAGCTTTTTCTTGTTGAAGTAATAATTCACTTATCTCTGAAATAGAATCTAAGCAAACTGTATCGTATTGCAACTGACCTGTGTTCAATAGATCATATAGTTGCATAAGTTCTGATGCTTCTTTCACTTCTATAGCATCTACGTTTGTAGCATCTTTAATAGAAAGTAAGCCAGCTTCAGCACTTATTACAAGCACCTTTCCTGGTGCTGTTTTTGCAAGACTAGTTTTACCTGCACCAGCCATACCGTATACTAAAACTTTAGCACCTTGGTTTTGCACTAGCTTTTCAGGTGTGACAATCCTGCTTGTTAAATCGTTACTCATATATACCTCCTGTGATAAAAATATGTAACTTGCATATTATATACTATAATACTACAATAAGTAAAATATTATTTTTGCAAACTGTAAGGAGGGTAAATGGAAAATGCAATAGAAGATTTTGTTTGGATTGCTAACTATTATCATAGAGTAAATTCAATATCCAGACAAGAGCTAAGGAGATTAGAAGAAATGGGTATAGAACCAAAGTACAAAGACAGGAAGGTTGAAAAGATAACCCTATCTTCTTACATACAGTTTTTAGGTAAACAAAAAGCAGCAAATGACTGGGGTGTTTCTGAACACACTATAGAAGCCTGGAGATACGGTCACAGGCAACCGTCTATAAGACAAGCTAAAAGAATCATAAAATTAACAGAAGGTCGATTAGACTTTGAAGGTATTTATGGTGATATAGCAGAGTTACTGACAGAAGATTAATTCAACATGTTTGATTTTAATCTGTCTGAAGACGAGGCAGCGATAGATATTGCTTTGGCTTTTTATGATGAAGGCTACAAC